AATTGAACCCCATCTCACTGGGTTGGAGCCAGTTGTGCTACCGTAACACTTATCCCCTTTATTTAAGGTATTAAAATTGACCAACCTACTATCATTACACAGATAATACCAATACCTACTCCAACTTGTATAAATTCTTCTAAGTCCATGCTGTTCTCCTTGAATAATATTTATATGGAATTATAACATATTTTAGGCATCTTGAACAGCACTAAATATATGGTCAACGTGTAATCTTGATACTTGATTAGCATTTTTGTATTTCCAAGGATACTTTTCAGCTACAAACTCACACCAGCTATTCCAAAGATACTCAGAGCCACCTAAATCCTCACAAGTTTTAATATAATACTCAGCTTTTCTTAAAGCCGTACTGTATTTTACTTTGTTTAGTCTAAATACTGTTGATGGTATTCCAAATCTATTAAGATTGTGAACATCTAAGCAGCCTACTTTTCCTAATGTAAGTTGTAATATAAAACCAGCTTTAGCTAAACCTATGTTGGGAATACTAGCTACCTCTAATAATTTTTCAGCTAAAGATATTTTATTAGAATATATTTTGTTATATAAATTTTGTTTATTGTTTATAATATATTCCCAACCAGCTTTCTTAGAACCAAACAAGTACTTTGACTCTACACCATATTCTTTAAGGTCAAGTAACTGGCTCCTTAAGAGCCAGAAATCTTGACGAATTGATGTTAGAGCCAAACCTTTTGTCCATTTTAAATTGTCTGGACTTTCTTTAGAAAATTTAGCAATCATTCGTTGGTGGGTTTTGTACATACTTACACCTCTTTCTTTTGGTTAATAATAGCTTCATAAAATTTAGCTCTATCAAATCTACTATTATATTTATAAAACAATGTACTTAGGTCGTGTACTATAGCATCAAATCGTTTATCTGGTATAGTATTATTACCAAGTATCTTAGCTATATCTTCAAAGTGTTTTCTAGTCACCATCAGTTTCCTCCCTTTGAATACACCAAAAACGAACACCACCTGTTACTGTTCTGGTGGCTCCTTTAAATCCTTTGTTCCATCTTTTTCTATAACCTAGAACAGCATTAGCTACTGATAACCTTGATTTTTCTAATTTATTAGGTGAAGTAGGAATTAAAAAACTATCACCAACTTCCATTTCTTCAAAGGGATACATTCCTCTGTAGCCTGATCCATTACGAAACCAAGTAGGCATCTCGATATTTTTTTCAATCTTAAAACTTTCCATGATATTCTCCTTATAAAAAAAGAGGAAGTGCCAGCTTTCACCGACACTTCCGAGGTTGGGAGGCCGATATTAAGCTACACTTGTCTTACCTTTGTTATCTATAATACGATTTAAATTATGAAATGAATTTTTGTCGTACAGATAACAAACTAGTCTACCAATATCTACTCTGTAAGACATTGTTTTCCTGTGTGGAAATTTCCACAAGGATTTATGTTTACGAAGTCGAATGATAAATTCTCTACCAAATATTTTATATCTAAGTTGCATATTTGTATCCTTTCAAATCAACTAAGTTAGTTCGATCTACTTTAGTTACTCCTAAAGAAATTTCATCAGGGTATTCACCATGTTCATTACCCCAAACTCCAAATTGCTCACAGATTATTTCATAAGTGTTACAATGAAAATTAAAATCAGATTTGTGTAACGTAATTTCTGCCATGTTATTCTCCGTTGTTGGCTGAATCCAAGTACCCTATGGTACTATATACTACGTAGTAGTACCATAGGGTACTTGAAGTACAAAGACTAATCATTAGGTTTTTGATAGATATTATGAATTATAATACCATCTTCATCCTCTAACTCAAAACCCCTAACAGAAGTCTTTATAGTAAGACTATCTGGTTGGGACTCATTAACAAAGACTAATGCTTTTAGCCTTTCAATAATATCCTCCATATTAACCTCCTTTAAAGAATGAAAGATAAACACCACCTATTACTAATAAAGTAAAAAGTGGATAACATACAAACCACCTTTCCCTTCTAAGTTCTTTTAGGAAATTGTGGCTTTGTATTTCACTTGGAGTCATTTTCACCATTGAAAAACTCCCTTACTTCTTCGTCAGACTTCATTTCCCAAGCACCATTTTTCTTTGTCATAGTGCCTTCCAAGAGCCGTTTATGGTAATCACTTCCATGTACTTTGGCATCTAAAAGCTTTATAGCCTTCAGTCCTTGCTTTTCTAAGTCCTCTTTCTTAGATACAAATTCACCTTTCTCATTATAAACACCAGTGTAACTGCCGTCTAATATAAGATTAGTAAGATACTTTATGTGGTCATCTACGTTATCCATAGGCCCCGTCACAAAGTCTAATCTTCCATTAATCTCTAAAACTATTTTAAAAGTTTGTCCCAACATTTTGACCTCCTATGTTATGTAAGGGATTAACAAAATTCCAACTATGTAAAGAACAATCATAGCTGGCATCACAAAGAAAACGTAAAAACTCATGACGTTTCCTCCGTTACTCCAAAGAGATAAAGAACTTCATTCAGAAATTCCTTCAAATTTTCCTGCTTTACTTCATCTCTTATAAGAGACACCTCAGAAATAAACCTTTCTTTGTGTCCATGATTGACCATCTCTTGAATAGCTTCCTCCTTTGTCATATTAAAACGGTCAATAAAATAAACCAACAAATCCAGCCCACTTATCTCCTTTGTAAACTGGCTTCCCTCAACGTCCTTAACAGCCATCTCAGCCCCCTATACTTTCTTTGAAGTAATCAAGACAATCCATACCAAGCTGGATTTCCTCTCTGACTTCGTTGTTGTCCATGCTTCCAAGTTCTATAAAAAAGTCGGTGTGACCGAACCTTTCTATAATCTCTAAAGCCTCTTTCCAAGATAGGTTAAAATCTTCCACCAAGATGCCACCTATTCTTTTCTCAAAATAATCAAGTTCAAACATTTCGACCTCCGTTTCAACAATTCAAGTAATAATAATACTATATACTACGTAGTAGTATTATTATTACTTGTCATAGAAAAACTATATTTAAAAGCATATCCACATAAATCAGCTTGGCTCTGCTTTTGCTTTAAAAAAAAGGGAAGTCCCGAAGGACTCCCCTCTCTTTCTCTTGACAAGTTAAGCAACTTCCTGCTGTGCCGTCTTGTAAGAGAACTTGCTTGCCACTCCCTTCGGGAGTGCTTTCTGGTTCACTACGACCTTGTAAGAGCCAGTTTCCTTCCCTTTGGAAAGCCAGAAAATCCCTATGGGATTCCCTTTCTTTGCAAATTTCTGGTAGCTATCCTTTGGAAGTTTCTTCCAAGATTTAGCTTTTGTGTCAAAGTATTTCCAAGATTGGTTTGCATTAGCCATTTTTGGCCTCCTTTTGCAAGTAAAATCGACCATTCTGGGCTGGCCGAATTGCCCTATTCTCCTCTCTCCTAAGAAGAAGAATACTAAGGTATTCTTCTGGAGAGAGGAGTTAACTGAAACTACGTAAGTAGTTTCAGAAAATCGTCAATTTCCGTAGGAAATCGTCACGTTACAAAATCCTCTGGATTTTTGAAAATCTCTGAAAATCCTTCGGATTTCAAGGACTTAGGCCATTTCAACAAACCCTGAAAGGGTTTAATTATGCTCTGAAAGAGCATTCACAAGATGATTTGACCCAACCTTTTCCTCTAACCTCCTGTAATTCTGAAAGTTACAAGTAACTTTCTAGAAGAATTACAGGAGTTTTCGGGATTTCCCCCACCCCCCCTCAAAGATTCGTACACACACTATATATATAATACAGACCTCTCAAATATTTTCAAAAATCTACGGGTTAATCGTCACCAATGTCGGGTACTTATGTACTCATAGAAGTACTGAGAATATTTTTTATTATATTTCTTGTAATTATAGTACTATTAGTGTATAATATAATTATGAATAAATTAGAAGAAAACTATTTAGATCCTTTTATACAATTAAAAGGACTACTCTCAAACAAAATACAACAAGAATCAAAAAAAGATTTCCTAACATTTGTTAGAATGATGGCTCCTTCTATTGTCTCTGACTTTAGAATGGGTAAACACATAGAAGTAATATCTAACAAACTAAAAGATCTTGAAGAAGGTAAGATTAAAAGACTGATGGTCTTTCTTCCTCCACGTTCCAGCAAGTCAGTTATATGTTCTAAGCTTTTCCCTGCATGGTATATAGGTCGTAATCCTCAACATGAGATATTAACTGTATCTCATAGTGATCAACTATCATCTGACTTTGGTAGGTCTGTAAGGGATGTTGTCAATACAGAGGAGTTTGGCAAAGTCTTTAGTGGAGTACAGTTAAGGAGTGATGTAAGGGCAGCAGGAAAGTGGAAGACAAATCAAGGTGGTACTTACTATGCTGCTGGTGTACGATCACAGATAGCAGGTCGTGGAGCACATATAGCAATACTAGATGATGTAATGTCTGAAGAAGATTCTTACTCTGAAGCAGGACGTAAGTATGTAAAGGAATGGTATCCAGCAGGACTTAGAACTCGTATTATGCCTGGTGGTTCTATTGTTATTATCAATACAAGATATCACTATGATGATCTGTGTGGATGGCTTCTAAAGCAACAGGAGAATATGCCGGACTATGAAACAATACCTTGGGATGTCGTAAGAATACCAGCATGGTTAGATGAAGATGCTTCAGAGTTACTGGATCTACCTGTAGGTAGCAGTTACTTTCCTGAGTGGAAGCCTGAGAGTGTATTGAAGGTAGATGAAAATGAAATAAAGGCATCTAATGGAAGCCGATACTGGAATGCTCTGTATATGCAAGATCCTACCCCAGAAGAAGGTGGCCTCATAAAAAAGAAGTGGATACAGGATTGGGAGTTAGAAGATCC